AAGAATGTTAAGATAAGATCTTCTTCACGTTCTACTAAAAAACAATTGTCATATTTATTGACTAGCTCTGTGGCTGAATCCCAACTTAAGGTCTTGGGAGGCACTACTAAGGTAACCAAACGGTCTAACCAATCCATGTACAAGCTAATAGCAGTAATGGGATTAAATGGATCTTCGGGTCTACTGAAACCGCGTACAGGATCAAAGTCAACTTCAATATCAAAAAACACTGTGTGTAGTCGAGGCGCCGATTTACCTAGATAGTTTTCTTCTAGACAACGATTTACAGGTTTGATATCTGATTCCCATAAGCGTTTAGCACTGTGAATTTTAAGTTCTCGATTATATTCCTTGATGTTTCTAGTACTGAATCTACTAACTGTGGTACCATAAATCGTACGAAACTTACCGCGTGGATCATCATAGTAAAACGTATAATTGGCCGGATACTCGCGATAGACTCGTTCTCCGTTGACACGTTCCACAATGTGGATACGATTATCTTCTTTACTGAATAGCGCATCAACATAGGTCATAGAGTACGACCCACTGTCTCCAGAATAGTATTAAGATCTTCGTTATCGCGATTAGTCTCGCCTAACTTACTTTTTGCTGCAATGCGTATGGCCTTTTTAAGGATAGCAGGTTTGATCTCCATTTCTTCTGCTACTGCTTTGATTGTGTCTGACAAACCAGCATTAAGGTCTTCAATTTCGGTCATAACCTGAATACCTTCGTTGATTATTTGTGTTAGTTTGGCTTTTTGTTCAGCACTGAACATACGATCACTCATAGAGTCTCCTTGGCGATAAAAAACTTATTGTACAGGATATGTCTGGTATTTGCAAGCAAGTAAGTGCTCACTTTAGCCGATCCGGGGTGGTAGCGGAGGTTGGATCGACAGGGCAGCAGCCGCCCGACGCCTTAGGCCTAGATAACTAGGACGGTCCTAAGGAAAACTTATATGGCCTTTTCAGTAAATTCTGCACGGGACCAATGTAATAATGTTCTTGCTTTCCAATCATTCTGTGCAAAGCCACGCAGTGATTGCCATTCTGTTTTGGTACGCAGTATATAGTCTGCTGCATCATGCCAATCTATGCTGTCAATGCGTTCACATATTTTATTTAACTCATCTACAAACTGAAGAAAAATATTTGTGTCGTATTCTATGTGTACTACTTCATAAAGATCGCCATATTCGTCTATGCTGTCTAAGGCAAAATCAAATCCCCATTTGGCCACAGTGTTCAGCAGTAGACTGGCCTGCGGTACGCTTTCTTTCAATATGGCTAGTTGACGTTCGGCATCGCCTCGATATTCGCAACGATATAGTACCACACTGTGATCTACTATTAGGCGAGGATCCGAACTGGTGTACCAAGGACAGGTAAATGCGGCATGGTTCAAACAGTTATCCAGTGGATAACGCATTAGCTGATAGTATTTTTGTTCGGCTTGATTAAGTTCGAACCCATCTTTATCATAATAAAGAAAGTCGCTACGATGTAGATCATTACAAAAACGATCGCAATACAAATCAGTACGAATACTAATTCGATTACTGCTTAACATTTAATCAGTTATTGCTTTTGATTATGTGCTTGTCTATGCAGTCGTTGCAACTACATTCCTTGCAGTCACAGCCGTCGGTGAGACATTCACCCCGACAATGATGGAAACATCCACAACCACAACGATGTGTTAGTCGATAATATGCTTCGTTGTCGTCAATGTAGTTTTCCATATTATCTTCCTATACCGGATGCTCTGGCTTGTGCTGCTTGGCTTGCAAAGTTTCTTAGACCTTGTATAGCATTACTTGCAGTATTTCCTACGCTTTTAACAGTTTTACTAACTATTCCAGGATGCTCAAGTTCGTGGTGTGCTGCCAATTCTGCACCCTTAATAACTTTGTGCCCAGTTGCACTTTGCATTGAAGATCCTATATCTCCGGCCCAGTCTGGTAATAAGTTAGCTACATTGGGTAAACTATGAGCAGCCCAGCCTAGTACGCCGGCTAATGCGCCACTGCTTAAACCTGTTAAAACGGATTTATACGGAGTGTTTCCAAACACTAAATTTAGTACTGCAACAATTCCAGCAATAGCCATAGCACTACCGCCTACACTGGGTATAAGCAGGGCAGCACCAGTACTGGCAGCTATTATCAGCGGATGTTTTAACTTTGGATTATTTTTTGCTGCTTGTTCAAGTTTACCAAACACATCGTCGATCATGGATTTGGCTGCACTTGGTAATCTGCTCAATATTTTTTCTTTAGCTGAATAGTAACTGTTATCAAAAGTATATTCAGCAGCATCACCGGCTCGTTGGGACATAGCTCGTACTTTGTCTGCTACACCAGCCAGTGTGGTTCTAATACTGGTATACAAACTATTATCAGCTGCTTGTAATTGTTGTCCAGAAGCAGTGGGCTTACCTTGAACATCTGCCGTAGCCGCTTCGAATAAAGCTAGTACATGATAATTATCAACTTGTTTTAATTGACTAGACAATGACTCTAGCAATCTGCGTGTTTCTGTTAAAGTTAGTTTGGGACGATCTTCAAAAATCTTAATTAGATTTGTAGCAGGTGTTCTCAATAGCGTGCCTGAGCTATCTCTAAAATACACTGTTAGACCATTGAATGGTCGATATATTTCAATACTTTCTACTATGCCATGACGACTCATATCTTGTGTTCTTACACTGTCTCCGACCTGTATGCTTTCCGGTACACAGTTGGGTACAGTTCGCCCATTCTTTTTCTTAGTTCCTACAGGATGATAACCCTTCCAACATGGATTGGTATTGCGTAAACTCTTCTTCTTTTCCTCGCCTACTAGACGATCCCCTACAGGTGGTGTATCTTTACCTTTAAAATGGCCGGTGAATTTAGGTTCTTCTTTCACTGCTTCTTTGTGTAAACTTTTAAAGCGATCGCGCTTGGTATAAAGATGTTTTGGGAGTTGGAAACGCTCGCCTATATCGGCCTCGTTTTTGGGCTTTTTGCCAGCCTTTTTCATGCTGATAGCAATGGCTGCTTGTTGAGCAGGGTTGGCAGCTTCAACCACAAATTCTTGTATTTTCATAATTGTATTTATTAAGCAGTAAGAAAGATATACATAGTAGCCACACTAAAAATAACTAGCATAGGAACCCATCCTATAAGCATGCCTAACCCGATGAAAAATATCAACCATGCTGCATGATAAGCATGTAGATACCAAGGCATTACAAACTCAATTCTGCGTCTTGTTTATCTTTTATAGCTTTACTTAACTGATCAAGATAGCCAAGACTACGTAGTATTTTAAAACTAAGATTTTCTATGCTGTATTCGCCGCCCGCGTCTAATCCTGATCTACGCATACGTCTTATTTTATCCATTAGTCTGCGTAGTTCTTCATCATCGCTGGCGCCTTTAATGGTTTTGCCAATTATATAGATAAGATCCTGTACCTTATGATTTACAGCCTTATCATCATAACTTGGTGGTTCATAGGTGGGTTCTTTGACCCATGAGTCATTAAGTAAACTAAAGGTTCCGCCACTGATAGGAGGCTCTTCTACGTCCTCAACATATAGTTCTACCTCATGCCCGCGCACAATGATATCGTGATCATCATTCCATATCTTTTTCTTGGCCTGATAGAATGCTTCAGCAAGGTCATCGCACTGTAAATCGCTGTAGCGTGTAACCACATGCACATCAAAGTCACTTAATTTAGTGTAGTTAAAGTTAGCCATGCTACCGGTTAGTACTACATCTAATACCTTAAAGTTTGGTATATCCAGGTATCCTATAAACATCTTAGCTGCCTGTAATAGTTTATACCGAACTTCGGGTTTGATATTAGCGCCACGCCAGGCTTCTGGAGCAAGCTCACTGTTGTAGGCTAGATTCTTTTTGACAAAATCAGTGTTCATAGTGTTATTTACGACCTGACTTCATGTTAGCGCACCAATGTGCCATACGCTGCCGTTCACCGGATGAGTTTTTAGCTATACTGCGTAATTTACCCACAGGCTGTTTACAATTGACTCCGACACGCTTGGCTAGTCCTTTACGCCCAGGCTTCTTTCCGTCGGCAAAGTTTTCAGCTACACCCAATCCAAAATCTGTAGGTGGTTGATACCGGCCTCCATGTTGTTTAATATGATTTACCAAATCCGCTAGATCTCTAAACCCACGATCTTCTAATTCTTGATCAACATCAAACATTTCGTTACCGCCCCACTTATATAGGTTTAGTTCCATAGTACCTATGTCCATATTCTTTTTCAAGCCAGCAACGACATAGCCTACTATAGCGTCCCATTGTTGATCTTGAAAATCAATGTCAAGATCTTTCATGGCACCTTCTTTGATGTTCTTCCATTTGTCGGCCAAGAAGTTCACAAAGTCGTCCACAGTGGCCAACCGATTCTGTTGCATGAACTGTATGATTCTTATGGCATTATTGCGATCAGGATCCGGTCCTGGTTTACGAGCATTGCTCAGATCCACTGCTAGACTTTTAGCCAAGCCTTGCTTATCGTAAGTGTACTGTAGGTCATAACGTTTGCGAGCGGCGTCCTTGCTCAACTGTGCTTTGGTCTTGGCCTGCATGAGTTCCATCCAGGGTTTTAAGTATCCGCCCTTTCGTCTTGACACATAACCACGAGCAGGATCCTGGCCTTTAAGCTGACCGACATCTGCTGTCTTTCTAGTATCACGCATACGCCAGGCTTCCTGGTCATTAAACAAGTTCACAGGTATCCCAGCCTTTTTGGCTAAAATAATAACCTGTCTTGTGCGAGCGCGAGCAGCATCATCAGCGTCTGGTGCTATATAAAGATCTATAACACGAATAGCAGCAGGGATTGCAGCCTCCTTACTGAATATACGATCTTCAGCTTCATGTGCCTTATGATGGTCTTGGCTTGGGTTACGATTGTTCCAGTAGTCTACAGCCTTACCGGGATAGCGTTGATTATAAAAATCACCATCAAGTTCAAATAGCACAGCATCCTGGCCAAGGTATCCATGATACCCGCCATGGCGTGTTCTTGTAGTGCTTAGAAAGTAAGGATAACCTTGTGGAGCAAACTGTGCTTCCCAACTTGTGCCCAGTGTATGACTGAGTTCAAACTTACCAGATTGTAGGATTTTAAGGGCAGTGGTAACACGAGTATAGTGAAATACTCGGCTGCTAATACGCTCAATTAGGAATTCAGTAGCTCTCATCGCATGTATTTAAGGTAATATTTGAAATTCTCGTGTCTATCTTCTATTCCTGCTAGTGCAGGGTTGATACGCTTGGTCACTGCCACAGTGTTGGCAAAATCCATTACACCCGGGCGCACACGCTCAAACCAATACCATATGGCAATTTCAGCAGCAATGTCTGGACGAGCAGCAAGATCAGGATTCTTTATTAAATCAATGCCCAGTGCCTGGCTGGCAGCACGATAATTATCACGCCCAGTCAATTGTATGAAACCGCGTCCCTTAAACCGCTCGCCGTCGCCGACCTTAACGTTGCCTAGCTTTTGTGCGGTCTTGGGTGCGTGTTTAGGATCATATCGTTTGAAATAATCTTTGCCCTGCGGAACTTCTTTCATTTTCTTAAAGTCCCAAGACTCGTGTTCCATTTGTGCTAGAAATTGTGCTAGTTCAATGCCCTTAATGCCGGACTTTTGTGCTCGCTGTGCTAGTACATTGGCTTTGGGATTTTCTAATGTAATTGGTTTATTTTTAACTTGTGGTTTTTCTATGGGCTTGGGTTCTGCCTTAGCTGGTTCAGTTTTGGCAGCAGGAGCCACTTTTGCCTTTGGTACCGGTGCAGGAGCAGTTTGTGGACGCTGTGCTGGCGCTACCTGTGCTACTGGGGCTACATAAGGCTGTGGTTTGTCATAAGCAGGGCCTTGGCGATGCGCCATGCCAGTGGCCACGGCAGCGGCACCCAACCCAGTGGCAAACCATTTAGGCCAGTCTTCTTCTAATTCGATACCCTCGCGAAAGTAACCCATTACTGTGTCCAGGCCGGTGCGAATCTTTTCAC